GTTCCTTCTAATAGAAAGAACTTTCCTATTACCTTCTTCAACAGTTACGATGTAAGGCAATTTTATTCCAGTCGGTTGACCTTGTCCATCAACCTCCTCAAAACCTTCTAAGTCTAAATTTACGTGACACTCTAACAAAGTATAAACTGGTTCGTTCTTTCCAGTTTTCTTTGTACCTTCAAGGTCACGTTCTTTTTTTGCAAGTTCATTATTTGTATCTGTGCCTGGTGGGCCTAACTCTACATCTCTATAGAAACCATTGACTTGCTGTTTTCTTAATTCATTTTCAGATATCTTAATTGTATGAATAATCGCTTCCGCATCGTCTAATGAGGTAGCCGTGTACGGAACGATTAATTCATCTGCTGGAACAAACTTAGATACAGCTCGTCCCATATTTACATCATAGTA